AGATACATCTGCGAGCACAGTTGTTCCACCACTTCCGTCTGATTGATTTACTATTTTTATGGTCACTCTCTTATCATTTTGTTGCAAGATAGTTGGACCTGTTACTGTGTCTGCCATTGTTTCCCTCCTTAATCAAGAAACTGTGGGGGCCAAAGCCCCCACAAAATTATATATTACTGATTCGCGAATGCAGGTGCATCTGCACTTTCTGCATAACCGTGAATAAAGTAATTCGTACTATCTTTAGCTACAATATTAATTTCAAAGCAACCAAAATCTGTAAGAGTTAACTTTGAGTTAGAGCTTCCGTTAGAGTAAATTGATGCGTTATCAGCGTTTGAATCTAAATGAACGATACAACCAATGAAAAAGTTAGTATTTCCTGGTGTTACGATAATTAGATTTTCTGCTTCTTCTGCAGCGCCGCCATAGATCAATTTGTAAGTTTGACCAGCAACTGGTGCAGGTAAAGTAATTGTTCTGTTAGCTGCGATTGCAGGAACTACAAGAGTTCTTCCGCTGTGTGTTGCAGCGTCAAGAGTTTTATTCTCATCTCCTAATGCTACGGGTGCATCACCCATAGTAATAATTTCAGTAATAACCCCAGTAGTGGAATTTTTACTTACAGTTTTAACTGTGCTCTCAGATCTAACTGGACCTGAAAAAGTTGTTGTTGCCATAATTGTATCCTCCTAGTTTTGAACATAGTCTCTAGGCCGTCGACTATACTCGTCTATGTTCAAATTATTGTATAGTAATTTTTATATATAGTAGATTTGTGAAAAGTGCAAGGTATCCCTATAGGGTGTAACCACTTTTTATATAATTCCTAGTTAGCTAGCAAAAAGATGAACTTCTAAATCTTTGCTATTTCTAGGGCTCTCTTGGTTTTTTAAGATAGATCTAATTACTTTTTTGATCTCATCTCCAAGAGCTGACATGTCTGGTGTTACGTATCCGCCGTTTTCAAGAAACATCTCGTTCCACTTGCTCTCGAGTTTCAGTTTCTTTGCGAACAACACCATATTGTTGTTTGCCATCATCAACCTCCTCATAGGTTATGTAAAAACTCCCTGTAAATTTTAACAGGTTCGGTTCCCATTCTATATCATTTTTTCCTAGATAGTCAATGATATATCTATGTATCTGAACCGTATTTATAATCGCATCTTTTGTGCTTACTATAAATTCGGTTTTTAATTTATGAGTGTAGATTTTAACGAGATATGAAAATTTCATGCTTTCTTTTATCATAAAAAAAGGGGGCTCGAAAGCCCCCCTTTAGTTGTAATACTTAAATGATTACGCTCCTGGTGATCCGAAGATACCTCTAGGGTCTGAGAATCCAAATGAATATCTCTCTCTAGCTTTGTATCTAACGTTTCCAGTAGTGAAGTCACCTTCCATAGCTGTTTTCACAGGTGATCTAACGAACATTTTTAATCCATTAGGCACATCTGTTTTAATGAAAAACGCATCAGTATCAGTTAAGAAATGGTTCACAGTATAACCCTGTGGAATCATTCCCATTGATCCAACTGCATTGATATCATTATCAGCTGTTCCGGTTCTACCTGCAGACTTCATAAGTCTTTCAGCAGTAAATTGAAGCTCTGAAGGAATAATCATTTTTACTCCTCTTGCCGCAATTTTTAAACCTCTTTCATCAGTCATTGCTGCGATGTCAATTAACGACTGCTCTAACGATGTTTCGTTTAAGTCAGACGCTGTTGACAATTCGTTTCTGAATGTACCAGCAACGATTGGGTGGTCAGTCGCACAAAGCTCCTTACCATCTCCACCAGCAAATGATGAACTGAACGCGTTGTTTAAAACATTCGCAGCTTTAACTTGTTTTGTGTTTGACATAGATCTTGCAAGAGCTTTTGTGTATCTGCTTGCTAATCTGTCATACAAGTTGTCTTCGATCGCTTCTTCAGTGATTGAAAACGCAAGTGCGATTGTTTCGTTTGTATAACGAGCTGTGAACGTTTCGTTTGCAGAATCGAATGTTACACCTTGGCCTTCAGCTTTTACAGCTGCATTACCAAAGCCTGATAACATTACTTCTTCTTCGAACGCTCTGTCTGAAGTTTCTACATCGTAGATTTCAGCATGTTCGTTATCATATCTATTGTACTCCAAGCCGAATAATGCATTCAAACCTGGCTCTAGTTCTTTAACTAGTTGTCCTCTTGTTATAGCCATATAGTTATCCTCCTATTATACGCCTGTAGCGGTTGAATAGAAATGCTCAAGAATGATAACTTTATAGTTAACATTCGCTGAAGCAAAATCATTGTTTCTGATATCATCAGAAAATCCAATAATTCTCAAGTTCGCAGTAGTCGTCGCTAAAGTACTATCACCTAACTCAGTTTTTGAAATAAAGTTTGGTGTAAGACCTGCTGAAACTGCTACGTCAGCGTTGTTGAACACATCTGTTTGTTGTGATGCACCACTATTGTCAGACTGAATCTCGTACACTTGGTGCGGACTGTCTGTGATAAATGCTTTAATATCTGTAGCGGCATTACTACCTCTAAGATTATTAGCAAATGTCGGTTTGCTAGTAGTGGCATCCGTAAAAAATACACCTTGAACTGAACCCAAAAGAGCTCCGTTGTCAGTAGCTGCTGCAATACCAACTGTTCCAGTATTAATAACTTTCATCAAGTCATTTTGTGAAAAAGCTGATGCACAAGCTGCGACTTCAAATTCTGTAAGTCCAGAGTTCATCGGTGTACTACCCAAAAAGCCAATTGGTTTTAATCCAAAGGCTGCATCTTGGTTAGCCATATTTGTTTTCTCCTTGTTAAAGTTTATTTTGTTGGAGAAAAATCGTTAAAAAATTAACTTTTTTTCGTACCACCAAAAGTTACACGAGTCTGCCTATCACTATTGATTGGCATACTTGGGTGCTGTTCCTTCATCAAGTCTTTGTCGATGGCGTCTGTCTTATCTTGAGTCATTTTTGCAAAATACTCTTTTCGCGCCTCAACGACTTCATTCGGTATCCTTCCCAGCAGAAGGCCTCCTACTCCGATCACGCCCTTGTATTTACCTTCTTGTAAGACTGGATAATCACTGTCTGGATATTCTTCTGCTCTTACGAGCTCGAAACCAGATCTTAAATGGCCAGACATGTTTTTAGTATCATCAAATCCTAAAACTTCTGCTCTTAACCATCTGTGTTTATACCCATCAGGTGCAGGGGGTGCATCTAAAGATGAGGGTGGAGTCCAAGTAGTTTTCTTAACTGTTTTAGCTCTACTTTGGCTCGCACGAGAAGATTTCATTTTTTCGTTTTCCATATGCCTTATACCTCCTTCGTGAGTTGTAATTGTTTCGCATATTCTTCTAATGGCACACCTAATTTTCTAGCGATTGTGACCTGTGACGGTGTGAGTCTCACAGTTTTGCGACTAGATTTTACACTTCGCTTCGCTGAAGCTACTGTTTGTGTGGGTTTAGTCGTTTCCGTTGTTTGATTACTATCAAACTTGTGGGGAAATTCAAGTCTTATTCTTTTATCTACCTCTGAATAATACTCATTAGATTTAGGATCATAGCCCTCTTCTTCTGTAAGCTTTTTATGTATGTCAAAAGCAGTATAGGTCATAGCACTATCGGTTCCAAACCATCTGTTTTTAGAAGCCCATTCTTCAGCTCTAGGATCAACCTCTTGAGTTGGAGCCGGTGTTTCTAAAGTTTGTTCTCTAGTTTCACTTTGTGCAGGGATGTTTTGTGTTGCCTCTAACGCAGCTTTTTGTTGCGTGATCCTTGCTTCTTGAACACCTAATCTAGCTATTTCTTTTTGAGCTTCAACCTCAGACTTAATGTCACCTGCTTCTCTAGCTTGACCTAGTTTAGCAACAGCTGCCTCTATCCCTGATTTAACACTAGCTTCTAGTGATTGAACATAATCAGGTTCAATTTTTAATAATTTACTTTCAGCTGCTTTTTGTTTTTCAAGAACAGTTTTAGCATATCGTGTCGCCTCATCTCTTTGTCTTTCAGCTTCACGCATTTTTTTAGTTAGTTTAGCAATTCTTTTTTGAACGCCTTCACTATACTCTTTTAACTCATCTTGCTTTGCTTCTGGTTCTTGTTCCTTGGTCTCTGCTTCTTGTTTTACTTCTTCAACTTTAACATCAGGCTGCTCATCCAATTTCTCAGATGAATCAACGGGCTGAATATTGTTTTCAGTATCTTTTTCATTATTGTCCTCCTTTAACTCTACGTCCACTTCTGGACCTGAAGTATCTATATCCACTATATCTGTATTTTCTGTATTCATTTTATTTTCTTCTGGCATAGCCTTCTCCTATGTTATAGCACGTGAAGCAAGGACTCTGGATCTGCGATCGTTCCTAATACTTCATCATCGTTTAATATGCGGACTTCTCCGCCTTCTATTGGTAGTCTTGAACCAGCATATCTGGCAAAGATTACCCAATCTCCTTTTTTGCACCACGGATCTGTGAACTTATCTTTGTCTTTATAACAAAGAGGACCCATTTTTAAAACGTAACCACAAGTGGTTGCAATTCTAAATTTATCTAATGCTTCTGGTGCAATAATTATTCCACCTTTAGTTTTTTCTTTTGGGGTAAAAGGTAAAACTAAAAGTCTCCAACCAGATGGTTCTGGTAATTGATCGACCTGATTTTTTATATTATCTGGATTTAATGGCTCGGGTTGAGCCTTATTTTGTTTTTCGTATTTATCCTCAAGTGCCAGTTTAATCTTCGGCACCTCCGAGTTTGATGATATTTCCTTCATCTTCGTTTTGCTCCTTTTCATCTAGCAGGTTAGAGATTTCCTGTAGTAATAGTTGATATGTTTTTATCTGTCCTAACATATAGTTGTATTTTTCCATATTGTCAACGCCACCTCCACAAATCATGTCGACTACGCTTTGCATGTTTTCTTTAATTATTTTTTGTAGCTTTGCTACAATAAATAGTCCGTCCATTATCTTTCTCCTATTTTAG